GAGCAGGATCATATTCTAAAAATATGGGCAAAACAGTGGGGATTAATCTACGAAGGAGAAACACCTCAAATATATTTAACTCAGGCAGAAGTAGATTATTTTAAACCATTTTACAAAACAGATAAACCTATACTTGCCATCCAGCCAAACGGAGGTCCATCAGGTCAGGTATTCAATTATGCTTGGACTAGAGATATACCTGAGCCAATAGTAAATAAAGTAATAGAAGAGTTTAAATCAACTCACACTATAGTTCATATAAAAAGAGAAGATCAAAAAACATACCCAGATACATTGTATGCACTGGATGGATTTAGGAGTATTGCTATATTATTACAACTTGCAGATAAGAGGTTATTAATTGATTCTTTTTCACAACATTTAGCAGCATCTTTCCAACTTCCATCTACAGTATGTTGGATAACTACTAAACCTGAGATCTTTGGATATGAGATGCACAAAAATATAAAAGCTAATGAGTTTAATCTAGAAGTAGATTTTTCCAATAACCTATATCAACCTTTTGCACTCTCTCAAGATATAACCAGTTGTCCTTATAAAAAGTTAGAAGATGTATTTAATGTAGATAAGATAATTAAAACACTTAAATAATGACAGACCCAACTTGGATTTATAAAGGCACACCAATAGCTTCGATAAAAACAATGCCAGAAAATACATACGGTTTCATTTATGAAGTCACCCATATTCCATCAGGTAGAAAATACTTAGGAAAAAAAGTCCTTTACTTTGAACGTAATAAAAGATTAGGCAAAAGAGCTTTAGAAGCTTTAAAGCAAGAAAGAAAAGCTAAAGGTATTGGAGGTAGAACTCCATTAAAGCAAAAAATTATTACAGAATCTGACTGGAAAACATATTATGGTTCTCAAAAAGAAATATTAGAATTAGTTAAAGAAGGAAATGAAAGAGATTTTAAGAGAGAAATACTACAATTTGTTAAAGATAAAAAGCAGTTAACGTATTTTGAATGTAAATACCTATTTATAAATGAGGTGTTAGAGACACGTAATAATTATATTAACGATAATATCCTCGGTAAATTTTATAGAAAAGACTTTTTTAATGAAAATATCTGATATAGTATTTGAACAAAATGCTCAAATAGTATTTCCTCATAAAGAGGATGCTAGTAGAGTAGCTCGCTTTAAAGTAGTGGCAAGCCCAACATCACTGAATAATATAATTAAATTTATCCCAGCAACAAGTAAGGATTTAGATAAACTTGAAGGAGTAGAAGAATCCGATGCTTTAGCTGCTGTTGTTGAATATGCAGAAAAGCATTTTGATGGCCATATTAAATTTATACCTCTAACTCACGATTATGGCGGTGTGGGGTATGCAATAAAGATTGATTTAGAACCGATTATGAAAACGTTAAATAAGTAGTATGTTAAAAATTAAAGATATAGTAGGACTTCCATCATTAGAGTACCACTTAGAAAACAGACTAACGTTATCTGAAAATGTCTACCGTTATTCTAGCGAAAGATTTATACAATTATTTGCTGAAGCGAGAGACGCTTGGAGAGACGGTCTTATAGAACTTAACGAAGAAGATGCTCAATTACTAGAATCTACCGATATAGGAGAGTACGGAGTATTTGAAGGAGAAAAAGTACCTTTAGATCTTCCAATGGTAAAAGAGCAGCAGACAGAAGCAGAGCTTAAAGATGCTTGGAGAAAATGGAATAAGAACAATCCTAAAGATCAAGTAGATTGGGGAGAGTATAGAGAAGAGCACGGAGAACATTTAGATGAAGCAGAATATAAAGGAAGAGAGGTTTCTTTAAATAAACCAAAAAGAGGTGGACCTAAGAAGTTCTTTGTATATGTTAAGAATCCTAAAACAGGAAATGTAAAAAAAGTAAACTTCGGTGATAGCGGTAACCTATCTGTAAAGATAAAAGAACCAGGAGCAAGAGCATCTTTTGCAGCCAGACATAAATGTGCACAAAAAAAAGATAAAACTAAAGCAGGATACTGGTCTTGTAATATAGGAAGATATTGGAAATCATTAGGAGGTTCTAAGAATTTTAGTGGATACTGGTAGACCATATATAGAAGAAGGAGAGATTAGAACTTTTAATCAAAGTATATCAGAAGAAGAACTGGTATGGCATCGGGATAGGGAAGACCGTATTATCGAACCTCTAAACTCTACTGATTGGAAATTTCAATATGATAATAATAATCCGGAGAGTTTAAAACGACTATTTATTAGAAAGGGTGTATATCATAGATTAATCAAAGGCACCGGGGAATTAAAATTAAGAGTAATTAAACTGTAATGGCAAAAATAGTTTTAAGTAATTATACAGGTTCTAAAAAAAAGAAAAGACCAGGTATACATGCTAAAAGTAAAACATCAAAGCTGAAAAATAGTAGAAACTATAAAAAAGCATATAAAGGACAAGGAAGATGAAATTATCAGATATCATTTTAGAAGGTAGAGAATTCGAAAGAGAAGAACAACTTCTTCAAAAAGAATTAGAATCTAATTTCAAAGGTTATGATTATTTTGTTACTATGGGAGCATATGATCAAGATAGAGATGATAGTGACCCAAGAAAAGGAAAAGGATTTGGTTCTGTAACATTCAATGAAAGGAAAGATGTGGATGAGGATACCTTTAACAAAGTATTGGCGTTTTTGGAAGTAGTTAAAAAATTTGAAATTAAAAACAAAGACCGCTTCTTCGACTCAGATCCAGGAGAAAGAGACTACTATCCTAAAATAAATTTTAACTTTAATTTAGAATAAAATGAAACTCTCACAAATCATATTAGAAGGACCTCTTCAATATGATCCTGATTTTAATCGAGAAATAGATAAAATACAAGATCAGGGAGGTAAGTACTTAGGTTCTGGAGATTACGGCTCGGTATATTTATTAAACGGAAAAGCAGTAAAAGTTACAACAGACCAAGACGAACTAGATCATGCTGAAATTTTAAAAGGTAAAAAAACAAATAATTTTGTTTATGTTTTTAATGTCGAAAGACTACAGGATAAATTAGGAATTATCACAATGGAGGTTATGGGAGAATATAAAGGGGAAATTCCAAACGAATTTATAGATGCTTTAGAAAAAGAAGCACAGACATACGGTATTCCACCAGATGAATTAGATATAAGACCTGATAACTTTATGATTCAACCTAAATCAGGCAAATTAAAAATGACCGACGTATAGTTGGTATCTTCTATTTTTTTTCATATCTTTATATATTAAATGTATTGTATATGGACTATACCTTCTTATTAGGTGCGTTAGAGAATATTTTAGGAAAAAGTCAGAAAAGAGCGAGAAATAACCACGCTTTTCACTGTCCTTTTTGTAATCACCGTAAACCTAAGTTAGAAATTAATTTAATTACTAATGATGAAGGTAAGAATTTTTGGGAATGCTGGGTGTGTAAAACTAGAGGTCAATCTATATTTTCTCTAGTAAAACAGTTAAAATTACCAAAAATAGAAGCTCAAGAAGTATTAAAGTACGTCAAAAAAGGTAAAAAATACGATTATAAAAATGACGATATAGTAGAATTACCAAAAGAATTTCAACCACTACATTCAGCTTCAACAACTTCTATAATTGCAAATAAAATTAGAAAATACTTAAATGAACGGGGACTTACCAACAATGATTTTATTAAATATAATATTGGATACGCAACAACTGGAGACTATGGAGGACGAATTATTATCCCAAGCTATTCTGAGTCCAATAGGCTCAACTATTTTGTTGGAAGAACTTATGAAGGAGCTTATTTTAAATACAAAAATCCTGAAGCTTCTAAAGATATAATATTCTTTGAAAATTTAATTAATTGGGATAAGCCAATTATATTATGTGAAGGAGCATTTGATGCAATGTCTATACGTAGAAACGCAGTTCCTATACTAGGTAAAAGCCTATCCTCGGCTTTATGGAAAAAAATACTAACAGGAAAATTAACAGATATTTACATTGCATTAGATACTGATGCACAAACCCAAGCTCTAGAAATAGCAGAAAAACTAATAGCAGCTGGCTTTAGAGTATTTTTAATTGAACTACAAGGTAAAGATCCTTCAGAAATGGGATTTAAAAAATTTACTAAGCTAGTACAGAACGCAACTGAATTAGACTTTTCTAAGATAATGTTGCAAAAACTAAATTTATGA